CATAACCTGTGGCAATTAGTTTGCTATTAGTCCAGTTAAAACTTGTAGTTGCGGCTGTAGCAGTATCTTGAACAGGCACACTGGCCTTCCACAATGTGTAGCCCGCACTTGGACTTGTTGTTATTGTCAAACTCCAACCTGAAGGTGCCAAGTATGAACTTGTTGACCAAGTATAAGTGCCTGTTCCTGTGGGACTAGCAGGCAAACTGGCAGCCCACTGATATACTTCAGCAAATGCGTTCTTTGTCCCCGACGCACCATTGGTGCCATTCATTGTGTCACTGTAGATTGTAAAATTGCGTGAATTAACTGGATCATTGCCATCCCAAGTTGCTGTAGTATCAGTAGCAGTTGCTAGGTCTGTGATGCTTTGTTTTGCCACCCATAACTTAATACCACTTGTGCCTGGATTGCTTGGAACTGTTGTTGTCCAACCATTGCTCATGCTATTCAATGACTGCTTTGCTGTAGCCCAAGTATAGATAGTTGAACCAATGGGCGGGGCTGACGTTGTTGGATCAACTGTGCTCCATAGATATAATTCTACTGCGGCAGTTTGACGACCTGGATCGCCTGCTTTGATACCAATTAAGGGCATGGTATCAAATGCCACAACAGCACTGCCAGTTGAACCTTCACGTACTTCTACTCGGATGGTATCAGGCATTTGGCCATAATTGGCTTCTGGTGTGTATGAATAAGTGCTTTGGTCATTATGTTGTTTCTCAACATTGTCTTCCAGGAACCTATAGTAAACTGTGCCTGTCATATTCTTTGCTGTGGCAGTGATCACAATGGGACCTGCGGGTGCGGGATTCAAACCAGCAGAGTCATATGTGAATGCCATAGCAGGCGCTGTAAGTGTAACTACCTTGGCACTGGTGCCAGGTGTTCCTGCCTTTTGCTTGGCAATGGTAAACACCTTGTCAATGATTGTGCTGCCTTTGGTGGCTCTTAATGTCACGTTGGCAACATCAACAGCATTGTTCATATTTGAAATACTAAACTTGTTCTTGTTTGATTGTGTGCCAAATGTGCCAGTGACAGCTCCTGTTGGGCTCACATTAACTTGAGTAAAAGTCCAGTCTTGTGTTGTTTCAGTAATGCCTTCGTACACTTTAAATTCAGTTACTGCTTGCGTATAACTTGTGACACTGCCTTCGTAAGTGGCACTAACACCAGCATACTCATTTGTCAGCAAACCAGTCAAACCACCCACACCATCTACTGGCTCATATAATTTGACCAAGGTCACACTGTCCGTGTAGGCACCGTTTGCGGCTCTAATTGTGACTGAGTCTGAAGTTTGATTTGCTGTGCTAAAAGTTCTTGTAGAACCTGAACCTATCAAGCCACCTGTGATTGCGCCACTGGTGATAGTGAACACAGGATTACCAGTAAGCCCACCACCTTGTGTGGCAGTGAGTGTAACAGTTGTGGGAGTTATTGTTCCTGTTTTAGCAACTTTAATAACCTCAGCATCACTGCTTAGGTACAGCAAGGGACTACTGACACCATCAACACCATTCTTTAACTTGGTAATACCTACACTACGAGCACCTAAATCATAAACAACGCCTGCGCTGTCTTTATAACTTAAACTTGCGCTTAGGGTAGTGCTGTCTGTGGCAAGCCCTGTGATAGTCCAACTCACACGATCTGTCGTGGTATTATAACTAGGTCCATTAACAGTTAGTCCTGCGCCTGCGCTGAATCCACTTACTCTCCATGAATCATTTACCATTGCGGCATCTGAACCAGCAGTGCTCAACTGAACTACTCTACTACCTATTTGAATTAGTAGTTCTATCACTTGACCTGTTTGTGTAACCACGCCCGCTGTAGAGGCTGGAACAACAACTGGGTTTGGTGAGAATACAACAGCAGCCGCAACTTCTTGTACTGTGCTAACAATCGGATCCCAGTAAATGCTGACAGGTTCACTTAATGGACCATACACACCTTTAAAGCCCAGTTGTGCTCGGACAAAATAACTTTCGCCTGTTTTGTTTGCGGCAATACCAGCATACTGTTGATCTTTGTATTGTCTGTCCACCAAGTTAGTGGGCAAAGGACTTGGGTTAGGCAAGAAGCCATCTGTGCCAGAATTGGGTCTTAGACTTTGAAAGTAAGCATAACTTTCTGCCGCAGGAGTTGACCCACTAGGGGCTTGAACATAAAATAACTTTAACTCATCCCAAGGACCGCCAACAGTGGGCATTGTTGTGCGTAGTGTAAAGTTTGGAATAGACGCCACTGAGTTGATCAAGTCTGCTGGGAATTCCAAGATAGGTAGTGCTGATGTGAGTCTGGCATTTTCAGGATTGATACCAATGCGTTTGACCAAGCTAAAGTCTTTCATGGACTCATCCGCATACACATCAGGATTGTATTCACTTGCTGTGATTTCAACTGCCAGGGCACCTTCAGCACTTTCAACTTCTTTAACTCGATTAATGCGGAACAACTGATTGTTCCAACCATAAATTGGATTACTAACTTTAATCACATCACCTGCTTGTGATTGGATGCCGTAGTGACTGGCTGTGAAAGTGATGATTAGGTCTTGGCGTGTTTGTTTTAGTTCTATCAAACCAATACGATCTGCTTGAACACTGCGATTTGTCAAATCAAGAACCATGCTGAGTTTGTTGTCTGGCTCATTGGGGTTCTTTACAATACCACTCATGTCAGGATGTGAATAACCACGTTGGTCTTTGTTGTATCTGTCCACATACTCTAACTCTAAGTCATTGTACAAGTCTGTCAAGCTGGTGGCACTTAGATTAATGCCTGATAAGATATTGCTGTCATCAAATATCAACGCCGTTGAAGTATCAACTGCTTTCTTCATAACAATACGCCACTGCCCTGCCACTACATTATAACTGAGCCATGACGCAGAGTTTTGTAAAATACGATCCATGTTGTCTTTGACACTTACAGAGGTATCAAGAATACCATTGATTCTGTATCTAGGAGTTGTGGTATCTGCTCCACCATCTTTGTTGAGTTGGTTAGCAGGGATGGTATCACTCCAAGTGTTTAAAGCACTTACTGTTGCTGTGTCAATTTCATCTAAGGGAATGCCAGCACCATAACGCACACTTGTGGCATAATCCTGAAACACATCACCTGGGCGTGTAAGGCTGTTGTTGATATTAAATGTCAGTGTTGGTAAGCCAGTGACACCTTTGTCTTGTTTGTAGTTGATTTCAACAATGGCAAACACAAGGCCACTCATTTTATAAGAGCTGTCCCAACCAATCATTTTGTTGTAAGCAAGTGAGTTGTCCCAACCTGAGAATGGCGTGCTACTGTTACCATCATACAACCAAACACGCACTAGGCCATTAAGGTTATCACTTACGGTGTCATTTTCACTATCAACACTTTTAACAGTTTTGATTACTTTACTTTTGTCTGTGGAATCAAATACCAGTTGTTCGTCATTCCAATAAATGTTGCTTAACTCACCACCAAAGCCTGCTGTTCTAGCACAGGTAAAAGAACCTGATTGTGTTTTCTCACTTAGAACCAAGCAATAGGTCATTGTTTTATTTTCATTGCCTATGTTGGCATCTGTAATGATACCATTGGCAAACGCACTGCCATATAACACTGGAACATAGTTGGAACTGGCTGGAGGAAGTTGAACCCTGCCGCCTTGATCACCGGGTTGGTTACGTTGAGCATTACCATTGATGGTTCTACTGACAACATAACTGGCTCCAATAAGTGCTATTGAACCTACAACTGTTGCTGTTGCTCCAACAAAACCAAGAAACTCACCAATCGCTAACGCTACACCTGCTTGTGGCATATTATTCTCCTATTATGTACTGGGATTCATAAAACTCAAATCCCTGTTTGCTAAAATCTATATCCTTTGTTGTATTGGCTCTGCCAATACTATAACTAAAAATCTCACCTCGTGATCGTTTATCTTCAGCGCATTGTTTGTATTTAATCAATAGCTTGCCACCTACACTTGTGCCACGAAGTTCTGGCTTAACCCACCACAGCAATTCTTGTAGTCTAAGTATTTGTGGTTGCCATAAGTCTGGGTTCTTGGCACTGATTAAAAAGCCCTGTAAGTTTAGATCCTGATCTTCAGCAATCAAACACACGCCACTTAGTCTACAATAATCCAAGACTCGATTCACATGTGTTAAATCATAATCTGCTGACATGTGACTCTGACGCTTTGACTCTGCCCTAAACAATTTCATTGCTTCATGAATCTTGGGATAGTCATGTCGTGTTATGTGTCTGATCATTATGGCTGTTCTACAGGTGTTTCTTGTTGAACTGCGCTTCGACCATTTGAGGTTGTCTTGGCTGTGTATGGCTTGCCAAAGTCAAAACTGCTGTTGTGTAGTGTCAATACACGATCTAGACTTGGATCATTGACGATGCCTGACGCACCTGCTCCCAATTCATCATAATAAATTTTATAATCACTGGGATTGGTTCTGCGTCCTGCTTTCTTTCTACCCAGCACACCCATGCTACTGCTACATTGTAAGGTAATGGTGTAATAACTATTGGCCTTGTTGTATTGGCTTAGATCTAAGTCTTCAGCAATGTTGTAGTTTGTGACCATGCCCGAGAATCTACGGAATACGGAGGTGCCTGAGACTTGTGTTTGATTGCCATTGGGATTAAAGAACACACGATGAATAGCAATGGGGCTGCCTTTGATTTGTGCGTCCAACACGGTTTCAACATAGCTGTCATTGATACCAGTTAACACAATACTGAGTTCTGCTTCAGTATTGGTCAGGCTATCAGTAATGTCACTGACTCCCAACAAGCCATTGGTTGTTGCGTAAGTGTGCCCAGCATATTGAATATCACAAAATGCTGTTGTGTAATACAAGGGAACCATGACTCCTGATCCATTGACAATTTCAATATCAATCAACAAGGCATGTTCAATGGCCTGTGCTGTTACTGGTGCTATCACGTTCATAATACTACCTCTGTTAATTCAAAATCACCTGAGAATGTGACTAATCTGTCTCCATTGACACCTCTTGTAGGCAAGTTAGTGGCAATGACTCTATAGGAGCAGTTCTTGCCCACATAAATGTTTTGTCCAACTAGGCTAGCATCAGCAATGATGCCTCTATTGACAGCAACACTGACAACACTGCCTGAGCCACGCAATATGGTACTGCTGACCACATAAGGATATCTGCTGTTCTTGGGTTGAATAATATCACCTGCGTAAAACAGCACTGCTGTGCTACTTAAACCACTGATGGCACCTGTAAATGCCAAGTTGATGACATTGCCTGTGTAGCCACCTATGGTAAACAAGCTCTCGGCATTGGTATAACCAGGTGCTCCACGATAGTCCACCAACCATGATTGTCCTGCTACATTGCCCAGTTTAACTGCGGCTTCAGTATGACGGTCTGTGACATACAATTGTTCTAGTGTGGTTCTCACATCAACATAACGCATGCCTGAACTGGGAGTTATTGTAAACTTAAAAGGTCTATTGCTGTTGCGTACTGCTGTAATAATCTTTTGATTACGACTAATTGTTTGTGCCACAATAGGCGCACGTTCAAATTGAATTGCTTCTGCTGTGTCTATGATATATTGAAGACTCATAGTCTACTCCTTAATGGTAAATTTCTACGACCACGCTCACTGACACCAAAGATAAACTCTGGGTCACTGGCCACTAATGATTTAAAACTTGCCGCATCCACTGCTTGAATGTTGTATGTGACTTGTGTGGCAGTTGCGGTTGCGCCAGGGTTAGGTATAATAACTCCTGCTCCACGGGGCGTGAACATTTCAGGGCCTCGTTCGCCCACCATGTAACTCTTGCCTCCCATGACAGGACCACCTGCGGCCTTGCCACCACCAAAGCCAAAGAAACTACCAATGGCACCAAATATGTTGCCACCACCTGAACCACCCATGCCCAGTAAACTACTGAATATGTTTTTGACTTGACTCTTGGTAAACTCAGCAATTAGGCTGTTGGCCAAGTCTTTGAAACTCAACTTGCCTGTTTTAACAAAGTTAACAATGGCATCTTCTACACCTGATGTGAATGTTGTAAAGTATGTCTTGGCTTGTTCTGCTGAATTTTGTGCGGCATTTTTGTAGTTGGCAAATGCTTCATCCCAACCTGTGCTCCAACTTCTGCTGAGTTCAAGATTGGCCAGTTGAGCATCTGTAATTGTTTTATAACCTTCAGCAATGGCATTCAAACCATCTGCCAATTGCTGGCTTTGCTCTGCTGTTAGTCCATCACCACCATCTTCAAATGCTTGGGCAAATGCTCTACTGGCTTCAAGACCTGCTTTGCGATTTGCTTCAGCAATGGTCATCATTTGCTTTTGTAAATCGCCTTTGCCTGCTAGACTACCTTCAAAGGCCACATCTTGTCCTGCTCCAATGATACCTAATCGAACATTACTCAAGGCTTCTTGTACACGTTGTTGTGCTTCCATGGCCTTGGTCATGTTTTCAATATCTTGTAAGCGTGCCTTTTCAATCATTCTGGCACCTTGTAGTTGATCAATATACTTGACCATCTGTGTTGCTTGAGTAGTTTCAAGTTTTTTAATTCTTGCTATTTCAGCATCAATGGCACCAACATTGGCTCTTTGATCTTCTGTGCCTTGACTCCACTCTTTTCTCTTGTCAACTAGACCCTGAATAGTTTGCTTGGTCTTATCATACATGTCTTCCAAGGCTTGAACTTTTTCACGCTGGTCTTCGGTCATAGTGACCATTTCTTTTGCTAGAGCCAAGTGTTGTAATTGAAGTATGTTATTGCGTTGGCTCTCATCACCAACTTTGGTAACCTCTTGACGAAGTTTAGCATAACGTTCATTTGTGGCCTTGAGAGCTTCTTGTTGCTCATCCCAGGCCTTTTTCATTTTGTCGCCTTGCTCTTGTTGTAGTTTTAGAGTTTCAGCATTGCCACCACGACCACCACCAACAGTGTCAGGGGCAGGTTTAATGCCTGCTAATTTCTTGCCTGCTTCAACAAGATCATTAAACTTTTTAACTACTGAATCAATGATATCAAAGTTAAAGAACTGCTTGCTCAAGAAGTTGACTGCTTCTGCTAGACTATAAATGATACCAACTATGCCAGTAAAGCGTAGGAACACACGGAACAAGATTGCCAATGAACCTATTAAAGCACCAAAGCCACTTGCGGCACTTGCGGCACCTGTGATAACTCTAGTCCACATGTTGACAAAACTGCCTAGGTCTTTTACTATGGCCATTACTGGTGCGGCCAACATGGCAATGGCACCACCAGCACCTCTAATGGCTGTTATACCTGCGTTGGCTGCTCCTGTGACCACAGCAACACCACGACCAAATGCCAAGTATGCGGCAATGCCTGCCACAATGGCTTTTATTAAACTGGCAAAAGCATCAGCACTGATATTAACACCTTTGACAATGTCGTTGAGTGGTTGAGCAACTTTCAACAGGGCTTCTGTTAAGTTGCTGAACTGGCGTTTCATGTTCTCACTGGCATCAGCACCTGATTTTAGTGCGGCAACTGTTTCAGGACTGATGTATGTTTGACTTTGTTGAACACCTGAGAAACTTACACCTTTGGCACTTTTACCAAACAAGTCAGTTTGTGTTCTAATTTTTGCTGTGGCACTGGTTAGTCCACTAATACCAGCAATACTTTTCTTTGTGAGTTCTTCAATGCCATTCTTGTTTAGGTCATCAACGCTGATACCAATTTCTCTAAATGATTTTAGTGCTGAATCATTTCCTGCTCTGGCCTGAGCAATGCTGTCAGCAAACTTTAATATTGCTGTTTGTGCGCCTTCTGCTGTGCCACCATTGAGTTCAAACGCACGGCTCAATCCCAAGACGCCTTCAATACTGACATCACTGGTTGTTGAAATATCTTTGATGGCATTGGCAAACGCATTGGCCTGCTGTAGTGCTGTGGCACTGATCAAGCCTGCTATGGCAGTTTTTAACCCACCCAGTTTGGCCACTACACTGTTGCTGACCAAGCCTATGCTGTCAATACTTTTTGTTGCGTTTCTACCAAAAGCCTGCGTGGCCGCATCTGCTGATTTGATGTCCGCAATGTATTTTTTATTGTCTACTTCTATTGCTACACGAATAGTGCTGGCCATATTATAGTCCTTTCATTCTACGATCCACTTCTTGTTGAATCGCTTGTTCTGTTGGAGCAATAATACCTTGACCTTTAGTCTGACTACTCCAGTTATTTTCTAATCTTTCTGCGTAAGGGTAGTTGGCCACAACAGTTGTACCTTGTAGCACTGTGTTTCTACGAGCATTTCCTTGATCAATGGGCGTATTGGCTCGCATTTGTTCTTGTGCGAACTTGGGCAAGTCCGTCAATGCCCGACGAGCCTGCGCCATTTGACGATCAAAGCTGGTCATGTTAACTCGTGCCATTTACTGTCCTTAATGCTTCTAGCAATTCTTCTTCTGTGGCTTCCAGTGCGGAATTGGGATTCATTTCACGTTGCTGGACGAGGTTTCTGTAACTGATGGCGCTGTCAGCAACAAACACATCAAATGTGGTGGCACGGCACATGACTTCACTGGGAAGTAGGCCGTATCGTTCACTGAGTGTGTCTATTAGCATGATCATATTAAGTTCTTGACTGCCTTCTTTTACTTCGTCCTGAGTTACTTTCCCAAGCGTTCTACCACAGCCCCGATAACGCTCATCATTACATCATTGGGTAGTGCTTCACCTTCTTTGAGCACAGGTGCTCCTGTTTCATCTAGCACTAGACCATTGACCATGCGAATCATCTCACCATAGTTGTCTGTGCCCATGGTGGCCATTTTGATAAACTGATCAATAGGTTGACGATCTAAAATATGAAAACTCAATGCGTCTCCATACTTGGCTGTGATCTCAGGTGTGTCTAATACTATTTCAATTAGTTGTGGCTTGCTAGCCAGTTGTGTTAATTTAAGTGCCATATCCAATATCCAATCTTATTTGTAATCATCTTGAAAGTCGTTTTTCAAGTAATGTATTGCTGATAAAATAAAACGCAGTCTTGCGTCAATTTGTTCACAATCTTTTTTCAAGCATTTGAGTTCACTTAGACTCTTGGCTGCTTCTGCTTCCAAGCTCTGAAGAATCTCTGCTGTGGTCAATTTGTCAAAGAACATCGTATCTCCAATCCTTGCTGAAGTTCATCAGCATTCTATTTAGTCAAAAGACAAGCACCCTAAGGTGCTTGTCCCAAATCCTGTTTAAGGGATTAAGTGCCTAATGTGGTCTTGTACTTGATGTAATCACCATTAACCTCAATAGTGATTGGACTCAAGAATACAGGGCTATCAGCACTAACAGTTGGAGCAAGAGCAGAAATAAATCCTGTTCCCATTAAAACTGTTTGGTTGTCAATAACACCTGACGGTGCTACCAAGAAAGCAACTTGTGTTCTATCGTTTGATAGTTTAAAGATGCCGTCTTGAGCGGCGCCGCCGCCTGAACCAGTTCCAAAGAATGTTGCTGGGTCAAGAACAAAGTTTGAACTTAGTGTGTTGGTGGCGTTGGTTGTAATAACGTTCTCACCTGACTGATCCAATTGCTTCCAACGATATGAACCGTTTGAGTTATTGATGGTGATGTCAGTTAAGCCACCTACCAAAATTGGGTCATTGGCTGTTGTTAGGGTAGCCGCCCCTGTTGTGTTACTGACCGCTGTGTAAAAGTCTGCTTCAATAGGAGTGCCAGGTGTAGCGGCATCTGCGTCCTTGATGATGAAAAGTTTTACACGATTTACGGCTGTTGATGCGTTAATAAATGCCATCTTATTTCCTTTAATCTATAGTGTGAAATCTATACTCAAAATTGTAGGTCATAATGCCATTGCCAATTTCTGTAGTATAGTCAAACTCATTTCTAAACGAGTTTGTTGTTGTATAATCCCGTGCTTGTGCTAGGATTGCTAATGCTGAGTCGAGGTCTGCGTTTCTGTTTTTGGCATCAACTGATAATACCCCAGGGATAGTTGTAATCTTTTCCATTACATCACGATCAAACGTGCCAACAAGTTGACTATGTTCTGTGCTGGGTTCATCAATGTAAATCCTGCGCAGATTTTTAGTGTTAAGAGCCACACCGCCTTCTTCATATGGCAACTCCTGACTGACTCGTATGGAGCCAGCCAAGTTTGCTGTCAAATAAGCAATTAGTGTGCTTCTCATCTTGTTCTCACTCGGTTGGTTCTACTTGGTGCTTTTTCATCTGTAGAAATTGTTCCATTCCCAGAATAATCATACCAAGAACCATCTTCTGTGATGGCCTGTAACATCTGATTGTAACGGTCTGCGTAGTGTTTGATCTTTTCAACTTCCGCACTAGTTGGGTTGCCGAAGTCTGCCACTCTTGGCAGCAAGTACTCACTTAAACATAGATACACGTTTAAGTCTTTGAACTCTTGCTCTAATCCATCAATGTTAAATGGATCAATAGCAGGAACCAGTCTTAGATCATTCTGTAACGCACTGTTACGACTGAAGTTATACTGTCTCCACCAATCAGTATTTTTTAAGGTTGTTAAAATACGCTGACTGGCAATTTCAAGTAAGTCATCAGTTATATCTTCCGTCAATATTTCATTTGATTCAAACAGACGAGCATCACGCATGACTACATCATCATATGTAGCAAACGATATGAATCGTGTTCCACTTGTATAAAAAGCCATGCTGTGATTCTCCTTTAATTACAGAATTGAGCTGTCAGCAACAACACCAACACCATAACCATCATATAACTCGCCAACACCGTAGTGGCAAGCACCAACGATGTCTGTGCCCAAGTAACTGGCACGACGCTGTGTTTCAATCATGATGTCACCAATCATGGCCAAGCCTAATGCTTCACGGTGGAATACACCACCAACATAGTCACCAGCTGTGCCGTTATTGGCAATTAAATTGCTTTCGTAGCAGGGGATTCCGAACAATGTACCAACATAACCTGTAGACATTGCTTCGTTCTGAATCATGCCACCGTTAGGGTTAGCAAATGTGTTTGTCAAGTTTGCCTTCAAGTCGTAAGCAACGTATGGGTTAACCACACATGCCAAGTCTTGAACTGGAACACCACGAGCACGCAATGTAGCGGCTGCTTTGGCGATAGTTGCGGCGCTTAATGCGGCATCTGCGGCACCAACACTACCTGAGAAGCTACCAAATAAAGCCAATAAGTCTGTGTCAATCTTGCGAGCAATTGCTTCACCAAATAAACGACCCAAGTCAGCAACAACGTTGCTGGCACTTGAAGCCACTGCCAAGTCTGTAACTAGTGTACGGATAGCGGCTGTGCTAACTGTCAATGTAGCACCACTTGTTGATACTGCTGTGTTGCTGACTTCATCACCTTCTGTCAGAGCTGTAGCAGTCTGAAGTGGGTAAATCGGAACTGTGATTGTCTTGCCCGAACCTGTTCCTAGGTTATAGTTCTTTACTAATCCGCGCATGATACTGCGCTCGCCTGCTACGAACATTGCTTCTGCTGTAATCGCAGGCAAGAGGTCGTTCAGCGTTGTGGTTGTACTTTCGTTTGCCATGTTAAATTTCCTTTTAAATTATTTTCCAATACCAGCAGTTTTTCTGTATTCTGCGTATTGCTTTCTGTGCTCTGGATTCTTAAAATCGAGTTTGCTTACGTCCAGTTTGCCACTTGAGCCACCTGCCACATTACTGCGACTTGATGTTGTGGAAGGAGTTGCTTGAACAAAGTGCGGATTCTTGCTCAAGAATTCTTGAACATAAGAGTCTACTGATAATAGACGACCTGAGTCATCATAGCGAACTTTACCTTCAGCATCTACCACTTCAACTTCACCATCAGCGTTTAATCTGACATTGTTGCGAACTAGCATTTTTACCTGTTCAGGAGCAACTGCCCTAAACCTAGATGCGGCTTCCATCAATGGAGTTTCAAGTTTGAAACTTTCAATAATACGATCTCGTTTTTGAATCTCTACATCTTTCTTAGATGCGAGCTCTTGTATCACTTTATCAAACTCACCTCTTTTGAGTTGTTGTTCTTGTTGAACCTTTTGGTAGTTAGAAACAATAGTTTTTAACTCTTCTGGATCTCCAAGTTCTTCATACTTGGAAGTGACTTTTTTCATAACGGCTGTTTTAGTTTTTGCCATCATGTCATCAACTTCTTTTTGAGTGTAAGTTCGAACTGCCTGAGTTGTTTCAGTTGTACTGGAAGCCTCAGTTGCTTCTGTTGTGCCAATGTTTGTATCGGTCATTGTGGTCCTTTGCCCGTTCTCTGATAACGGTATGGTTTGTTTGGCACCTATTGATGCCAGCGTTCTATTTAGCCGCTGTGTTATTCAACATAACCAGCCGCAACAGCCGCACGGTGTTCTTCAAGTGTTTCTATATAAACAACTGTGCCATCTGGGGCTGTCATTTCATGTGGTTCAAAGTCAGGTGTGGCTTCACCTTCCGCAACTTCTACACCTAAAGTGGCTTCTAGCACTTCAATATCAAGTATTTCAGCAATGCGCTTGTCTATTTCTTGTTGTATCTCAGGTCTAGCACTTAGACTTTTCATCTTGGCCAATTGATCTAGTTCATTGTCTGTGTTATGTAAAGCAAAGTTTGATGGATAATCAACAGTGCCTGTCCATGCCAGACCCATGTAGTCACAAACGATTTGCCAGATTGATTCTTCCGCCAGTTCCAGGTTATCAGCAATGCTACTTAGACGGGCATTTAGTAATTGGAATTCTGTTTCAATAGCAATGCCTGACATCTCTCTAGTTTCTGTGGCTCTAACACTGCCAACGTTGCCCATGGTGTCAATCATGCGTTTGCGATTGTTGATGCTGTCATAAATGGCACCAATCTGTCCACCTTGGAACTGTAGCACATATGGCTTCAAGGCAGGATCTAATGTCTCACTAATGGTAATAACTTGACCAGCAGCCGCACCTGTTACATTGGTTGAGTCTGTGGCAACCAATGAGGGGTGCGTATCTAATTTAATGCTGTCATAAATTTCACTCAACTCATTGGCAATCATCAACTGCTGATCAGCAATGTCCGTAATCAAACTTGTGCCAACGCCACGCACAGGACTGCGTTCAGCATAGGCGCAAACAAAAGGAATGTATCCTAGTCCATTGGGTTCTACAATCACATCAAGTGCTCGAGCATCACGAGTGTTGATTTTGGTTGTAGTGATTTCAGTTGGGCTCCATTCTTTAACTATAGTGAATGTGTCATTGACTTCTTCCAACACACGAATCATGTCAAGAGCATAACCACCATTGGCTTGTCTTGCCCATGTCCAGTCAGTGACAGCCAAGGGAGTGTACACTGAGAAATATGGACGCACACCTTGACTTAATTCATCTGCCAAGGTCACTGCGGCAACATCAGGTTTGGAAATGGCTACCCAGGCATGTCCAAAAACACTTGACCACACAGCCACATCTTTCATGAACGCATCCATGTTGCGACCATCACGATCAGCATCTTCTAGGATGTCTTGTATTACTGGATTAAGTTCAAAAGCATCCCACTCACGCTTGGGTGCTTCACGAAACAAAAAGCTCACATACAAACTGATCAGGGCCTTACATTGATTGTCAAGGGGAGTGCTTTTCAATCTCTTTTGGTAGTCACTGTCGTTTTCTAATTGGTAACGATACAAGTATGCGCCATTGCGAAAATCCTCGCCGCCGGAATGCGAATCCATCAAGAATTGCCAGCGCTCACGGTTGCGTGTGTATAGGTTATTGGTTGAGGTTGCTCGTGTATAAGCATCCTGGAAGGTTAATTCTGCCATAGGTTTATGGTCCTTTTAATAATGTTTTATTTAGCACCAAAGCGAACAGGCACTCTTGGCTCAATAGGCTTGGTAATTGGGAACAAGAACTGAATCATGTAAGTTAACGCATCGCATCCATGGTCGAAACCCGAATCCTTGGTGGGCGTCATGCTTTCAGGTTTGTAACTCCAGTTCTTCAAGCAAGCAATTGTTTTCTTACAGGCAGGATCTATAAAGAAACGGGTGCTACCATCTGGTCTCTTAAAGAACAAACTGTTGCCAGCATTGATTCTATCACGCACCAAGGGATGCTGACGATGATATCTGGTTTGAAAGCCAGCAATCTCCAATAACTTGATATCAGTGTTGCCATTGGCTGACGATTTTCTTTGGACTCCAGCAGGATCGGGCCAAACTACAATGGGGTTCTTGGGATAACGAAGGCGTATCTCATCAATCATTTCTGTTGTGTTTGAATTCTCAAGATAAATCTCATCGTATATTTCAATGCCCGACCGTGTTTGACGACCAATAACAGCACTCATAGGTGTCACGTTAAAGTCCATGCCAATATAAACAGGTTCTGTTTCAGTTGGCTTGCGTACTTGTTGAATATTGTGTTCACCAAACTCATTGAAAATAACACCAGCAAAGTTTTCCCAGTTGGCAAGATATTCTTGGCTGAACACCTTGGGACTTAGGTCTTGTCTTGCTTGCTCAATCTCATCCTGGTCCACAAAGCCTCCGTCGGCTGTGGTGTAGGAAAATGAAGCCCAATTCTTTTTAGTTAAATGATTATCATACAGATCACGGGCGGCTTGATTGCCTGCCTTGGGAGTGCCAGTAAAAAGTGCGTGGCCTTTTTTATCTGCCAATGATGGGCGTATGATTTGACTCCATATTTCTTCCAAGTCAATGTCACAAAACTCATCCAACACAATAAAGTCTAGACTCTCACCACGCAAGTTGTCACCCTGCTCTGCTGACTTCAAACAAATCATACTGCCGTTCACCAGCTTAATGGTAAGTTCACTTTCATTGGTGTCAGCAATCCAGTTAAGGCTGTTGAGTTTCTTTTTGAGTTTAGTCCAACACAATGATTTAATTTGTTGGCGACTGTTGGCCAGCATCCACACCATGCTATTGGGACGTGACGCAAAGCGACAGGCTTCACGCATGGCAAGAAAAGTTTTGCCTCCACGACGCCCTGCTAGTACCACACGGAATCTAGTCTTGTCATCTGCTATCTGTTGTTGCTTGGCACTTAACGGCATAACACATCATTAATGTGGTCAGCAATACGACTGGCTTCTTCTGGGCTGATAAAATAACTGCGTGTATGCGTTGAGCCACTGACATTATCCAAGATTGTGGTTGTGATTTTCAAATGTAGTTCTTCTTGGCTTAACCACGACAAGCCAATGTTCAACTCATAGTCATCAAGTTTCTGTATCAGCATCTGAGTCCTCTAATACTTGAGTATGATTTAGGTCATCTGTGTCTTCCACTTCATCATCCATGTTGTCGCTCCAAGGAAGTGGTCGTTTCTCATCTGACCCTTGACCAGATTCATTTTGCGAGAGTAGATTTTTTCCGAGCCAGATAAGCATGGTGGGATTGCCCTCAAGTGCTACACGGAGTTGCGCTTGTCTTAAAGTTGTTTTAAGATTGTGGCGGCCATGAGCCAGTTCAGTTTCAAAGTGACGTCGTAAGGTATCTTCTTTGACACCAAAGTATCTTGCTATCTCCGCATCAGTACAACCCAACTGTGCTAGGTGTTCCACTTCATCTGGAGGAACAACTACTGCGTTGCGGCCAATCATGATTCCGCGTTTGATGACTTCGCCCCAAGCACCACCCTTGGGACCAGGCTTTGATTTATTTTCAGGTATTTCCATACTGATATTTAGTCAAGGCGAAGTCCCAGGTGTTTCACAACAGGTGGGACTTCTATTGATTCCGGCTTGTCTGACATCTTTGTCAGTGCGCCTATGCTATACCAAACGTCAACTACTTCTTGTTGTTGACTTGATATTTATAGGGTTCATCTAAGAGTGTTCTACTCAATTGTCGTAATATCTCATGCCGTTGTAACTGTAGGTCAGCTGTTGAACCTGGAACAATTCTACTACGATGGGTGCTTGGTGGTAACTTGGGTTTATTCATCTGAATCCTCACGGGCAATGCGTCTTGCTATTTCACAATGGTCAAACACTTCATTGACCAATTGTTGTTCACTCCAGCCCATCATGTGTAAGTGTACAATACAATTAGTCATGATGCTGAATACTATGGATGTCCGTCTTGGATCATGTTCATCCAAGACAGGATGTTCATCAAGTATTTTGAAGAAGATTTCATCACCTTCTTTGATGGCTGTATTGATTAGGTTGTCTTCTTTGTCAATCATTCTTCGCCCCGTGCTTCTTCAGGAATGTCTACGCCTGAGCCACCAAACAAGACCACAACGACAAACAAAACAGCACAGATGGCCAATAGGTTCCAAAACAAATCTAGCATTATGCTGTCTCCTTAATGTTTAGTGTGTAAAGTTTGCCGTCAATGAGAATGTCCATACCATCAATTTCCCAAGTATCAATCTTGTCTGCGTCAAGTTGGCAGTACATGTCATCAATTGCTGACGCAAGGTCAAAAAGTGTGATAGTCATTATGCTGAGTCCTTGTTTTGTAGTTTAAGCAATTGTTCTACTGTCCAGGTAAAGGCGTCCATTTTAAAGTCCTTGAGTGATGAATTAAGCACGATCCACAGTCCATTCAGGCAAGTTAAAGTTTTTAAAACGCAACTTGGCTGTGGTTGTGGTGATGTTATAAACAGCGGCAACTTGATTTAAACTTGTAAAGGTGCCGCAAGGAGTAGTATACAAGTAAGGGCGATGAAAGTTGCCTGGTACTGTTGCTACTTTTTGTAATGCTTGGGCAATGTGCTGAGCACTAAAAACTACTAAAGCATTGCTGGGCTGTTTACGCATTTTAACTCCTGTTTTTGCTGTCTATGTATGTATTATAAGGCCATTTTGGGGTTTGGGCAACCAAAAACCCTACGCAATGTAGGGTTGTTGTATTTTTACAACATGTAAACTTTTGTTTACACAGGGTAGTCTGCTGACTTAAATGCTGGCTCAACACCCTCGCAATCAAAAGTCAAAAACGCATCGTGTGCTTCAGACTTGGTCATTGGTTGGGGTAAACGATACAAAGCAATGCGTGTGTTGCCTGTTGCCAACATTACCCGTCCTCGCACTACAGGATCAGCATTACTGTAACGCACTGCTGTTCGATTCTTGCGTGTCGATACGCCTACCACTGTGTATGTTTTCATTCTGCGTCCTCACGAGCCAACATTGTTAATGTAACTTGTGTACGCATAGCACGACGCGATGCCAAGTGCTCAGGCAAACTAAGCAAATCGCATAGAGTTTGTAATTGGTGATCAGACAGTGATTCTAAAAAAGCTTGTTGTTTAGCATGGCTTAACAAATTTTGCTGTAGCATTGATTGCGGTGACATAAAAGTTTCCTCTGTGTGTTATGAACTGCTTATTTTGCGAAGTGCTTTTTGCTGTCCATGTATCAATTATAGCAAAACAGGTCCAATTGGGCAAGCAAAAGTTGAGCCTATTTTTGTTGTATTTCGACAACAGCGGTAACTTCTATGTTGGTGGTCACTAACCACTTGGTCTTGGAGGTAAAAAAAGCACACTTGCGTGTGCTTTGTTAGTGCTTGCTAACTTAGTTAACAAATTCGATGGCCCAGCCCGTAGTGTCAGATTTACATGCTTGCGGTGCGTTGGCAAACGGCGCCCAGCGGGGAAACTTTTGATTATAAATGTCGCGTCGAATGCTTTTAAGTTTAGCACGAACGCCAGTTTCAGTAGTTTTAACAAACACTTCAACACTGGGGTCTTGTTTTAAGTAAACACGAATAGTTACTGGTACTGTATTACTTAGGTAAATGCTGTCGGATGTTGTAGACATAATAGATTCCTTAAAAGTTTAAAATAAACAAAGCACATATTGCTATATGCTTTGTTATTGATTAATGATTAATGATTAATTAGACATTGCTTTATAAAATGCTTTAAAAGCATTATCGCTGTTTAAGTTAATGAGATTAACAACGTCGTCGGCGGCAGCACTACATGTAGTTGTTGCTATTAGATTATCGGATCCGCAAATATGTTGGTCCTCAACAACAAAACTATATTGTATAGTATTGTTAATATCGCGTTCGACAAAAAGCATATTAACTTTAGTAGTTGCGTTTGTGTTAGTAATTACTGACATAATGATTCCTTAAAAGTTTAAAAATATGGACTGCTTATTTTGCGAAGTGCTTTTTGCTGGTCCATGTATTGATTATACACAAACTGGGCCTAGAGGTCTGTCGTTTTTATGCCCAAAATCAAAATATTTTTGTTGTATTTTAGCAACAAGTTGATGTTGTAATAAAACAACATGTTTTTAAGCCAAAAACCGCAAAATACCCCCGGGGGTATGTGGTGCGTCAAAGGTGAAGCCCAGTACTCGAGAAAATACTGGGCTTCGGGGAGGCGGGAAGTCAAATGGCTGTAAAACTTCCCAATAACATCAAACGGTCCCAAGGGTAATAAAACTGTTTGTGTTGCTTTTATTTATCAAATGCTCATGCGCCGAACAAATTCAATTTCAGGATCCAAGTAGGTAACTTCCACTCGGTGCTGTACTTCTCGCCCTTGTGAGTTGGCTTCCATGATTTCATCAAGACTCAGGCGTTTTATTTGTATGCTACACAGGCCCGCACGTTGATCATCAAAAAACATTTGTAGCGCAGGGTCAACAAATTCAACTTGCGCTGAGGGCACACGCACCATATAGCTTCTCATGGCGTCTTTATTGGTCATTGGGTGAATTATCATTTTGGTTCCTGTTTACATTTTACTTTAGTAAAACTCCTAAGAAAGTTTATTTTTAAAAATACAAAAATATGTCAAATACACTATATTATATATTTTTACTTTAATGTTAAAAAAAAATAGTAATATAGTAAAATAAGCACTGAATTCTGTTCTACAGGTATCAGCATTGGCGTTTTTGTTTTACATATTTGGTTTAAAAACAGTAAAGCAAAACCGTCTATTGTACGGTTTTGCCTACTTTAGCCCAAATTACGCAGTCCAGTGCCACTCCCAAATACCTCTATCATTTAGAGCACCATAGCGTGTTTCGTCACCATCAAGCGTTTTCCATTCTAAATCTTTGTGACGCCAAACAGTTCTTTGTATCTCTTCTAAACCATTTTTAATGTTTGCTCTATCCTTGTATTCAACAGCCCAGCCACGATCCCGGATCAAGCGTTCAATTTCCTGACGCATACGATTCTTACCTGGAAGCATTTCCCCACGGTTAATATGACGGATCAGATCTACCAACAACTGTGCTCTAATGTATTTGAACTTTGGATCCTCAAACACTTGCTCAACAGTTTGCGTCCAAGCACCTCGTTGCGTGTCCACAATGCGACGATACTCATCACTGTGATGTGGCTCAACGTGCGTTATGTCCCCATACTTGACTGCCATGGCACAAATCCATTTGCCCACTTCATACTCATCGTGTAGGATGTTTTGCCCAGAATCAAAACTGTGTCCTTCAATCCACTGTTTGATAGCAGTTTCACTCAAGTCCTCAAACTCTTCTAGCCCTGTCATGTGTCTAGTACAAGCAGAATAAATGCTTTCAGTTACATTAAAAAAGCTGAAACGGTTATCACTTTTAGTGCCGCCCACATTTACACCACCATTGATGTCGTTTGTAACAAACATCACCAAGCCAGTGTTGTCAGCATAGTAAATGTCCATGCCCTTGGGCTCCACTGGGATTTTGGGACTACCTAAAAATGCCTTGGTGCGTTCACTGTCAATTTTACTGCGATTGGTTTCATTAACAATAATCATTGCCTTACCAGCAATAACACTGTTAAACTTGCCAATCACATGGTCAATGTTACAGTTGTCAGCAATGTTGCCATTAAACAAGCGTCGCAAGAAACGATTGCTAAACAAACCCTTACCACCACGACCCACAACATCGCATATCACAATGTTGGGAATGTAAATGTTTTCAGGATGTAAGTATTTTGCCCAAATAATTCGTTGTAGTGCTTCAAACTCTTTTGAACCCGCCAAGCCACCACTTAGGCTTTCAAACACAGCGTCAAACATCCAATGGTAATCTGTGGCACCATCATCAGCAGGAGCACTGAATGTTTTATTCATCAAGTTCAGCGCACCAGGCTCATCCACATAACTTTGAATAATCTTAGTAAAGCGGCGTCCTTGCTCAACCAGTTTGGTGTTGAACTCTTTTAGACTTTTGTAATCCTCTACGCCATCGCCACCACGTATGGTCACATCCAACTGTGGGAAACTCGACATTAGTGTTTCTTTCTTGATGGCAACCCACTCACGCACACCATACACATTGGGCATGGGCAGTTGATAATACCATACTGCTGAACCCGATGCTTTGATGTGAAAGTTGTAGGTTGTAATTAAACTTTTGATATTCATTTCAGCATCAGCTGTTTGCTGTGCCTTTTGAATTTTGCTTTGTGTGCGGCGGATATCATTTAGCACACTTTTGACGCCTTGTTGATTTTGCCAACCTGGATCACCGCGTTCAACTACTTCAACCAGTTTGTCTAATCTACCTCGTTGGGCATCACTCGCTGTGCTTTTTCTAATGTTCAAGATGCTGATGACTTCTTTACGCAGTTCCAATTCCTTTACCAATTCATCAGCACTGTCCATAACATCTTGATCAAGTATCATATCATCAATTTCAGTTTCATTCATACCATTTTCCTTTTTTCAATTTCAGTTTCTAATTCCGTTATACTCATGTATCTGGGATTCCGCCCATAAGTGGGATTGTATTGTCTAATCATGTGGTACACAGAACCCAAGGATATATCTGTGCGCTTGAATGATTTTAAAAAGTCTTCATACTTTTCTGTTTTGGCACCATCTGGCCACAAACTTCGCATGATACTTACTGTTTCTGCGGCACCAAGGTTGCCTGCCACGGCCCAAGTAACACGCCCCCTAGGACCATTTGTCAAGTCTGGATACCATTTTTTTAATTCCTGTAACAACACAATAATTTCTTGTGCTGTTTTTTCTTTAAAATCTTCCAGTGGCCTGCCAACTGTGGCGAATTCTTGTTGTTCTCGGGCTTCTAGTATTTGTGTGACCAAGGCCGCAACAACATCATCAGGCAAGATCCTGCCTGTAAACTCCTTGAGCACACAACCAGCATTGCCATAAAACAATCTTGCTGGATCAACACAAGCACCATCACTTTCAGGATAGATCAATCGCAGGCCTTGTATTATCAATCTGCTTAGGCGATTGCTGTCAATCACTGACTCTGTTACAAACATAATCCTAAACTTGTGTAGTTCAGGCGTAAAACTGCTGGTGGCATAAAAGCCAGCACCATAAGTGTTGTAGAAATCATTTGCCAGCAGGTCTTGTATAGTCATACCATCATCAACATCAATCATAAACAATTGGCGACTGGCATAGTTTGACTCACGTCGTACATGATTTCGTAATTCACAAGTGCTGGCTACACCAACACCAGCAATCAATTCAAATGCTTCCTCTGGGGTAACATCAACTGTTTGCCAAGCAGGGCGGCTTTCAATATCTCTCAGCAAGTCCTTGTCAATCTTGCTGATGATTTGTGGATTGACACTTAATTTCATTTGTCAAATTTCTCCTCTAACATCTTACGCAAGCGCAGTCGATTTTCACTTGGTGGTGCTGGCACACGGGGCTCATCAAATATGGCCTCCAACAACTTTCTCTTGTCAAAGCTGATGCCACTGCGAATAACAATAACATGCTTTTCAGCACGAGTAGCCGCTGTGTATCTCCAACGCTGTGCGTCCTTGGGCATACTATAACTGTCAACCACAACAACTGTGCCCCAACCAGTTCCTTGTGCTTTATGGCATGTGATAGCATAAGCATAGTTCCATGTAATTGCGTTTAATTCTTTTCTAGCACGGCCACCATCAATTTGAGCAATGCTTAGTGGTATGCTTAGTCGTACATCTTTTAATGTGACCCAAACAACATTGTTTCGAGCATCTGGGTGATCAACTGATTCAATCACATACTCCTCACCGCGTGTGACCAGTTGTTCTTTTTCTTCTTTTTCATATTCTACTTCACAGCCTTGTTCTTTGTCCCAGTAACGTTTTTGTATTGTTGTTGTGTGAATGTAATGTTTGCCCGCAACAATACGATCGCCAGGTAGTGGATAAGGAGTGTATGCCCTGCCCAAGTTGCGAGCACGGCGTCGTCTAATAACTTCATTGATGAAATTACATTCATCATTCTTCCAAGCAATAACAATGTCTGCGGCTTCTAAAATATCAATAACAGCAGAATCAATGTTGGTGTCCTTGGTCAAGTCAATGTAATCATACTCGCCTGGAACATTTAGGTCTGGGAAACGCCCTGTGGGATTCTTTGGTGAACAAATATAATCATAAATGGCTGGCAACACTGCTGATCCATCTTTGATGCGTTTGTTGTCTAAGTTGCCACCTGTGTAAATTGTAGGTGTCTTGGCCGCACGATGAAAGAAGCCAACAAAGCGTTCATCTCTTTGATCCTCTTCACCTATTTCAACTGGGGGCAATTGATTTTGGTCACCAGCAATTACAATATCGCCAGGCCAGTTGTCAAATATTTCTCCCCACATTGTACTAGGCAATAAACTTGCTTCATCAATGATCAGCACATCAGAAGCTTTGAACGCATCTTTCTTGAAAGCAAATTCCCATTTGGCTTCTTCGTGGACTCCATACAGGATTTGTCCCTTTTCATCACGCTGTGGAAGTCTTGTAGCGGAATCCAATATTGGAACCATGACTTCAACAATTTCTTCTGGTTCTTTTTTACGACACTCATATAAAGTTTTATGAACTGTGGTAGCTGTGATGCCACGATCTCTTAAAACTTTGGCCGCACGGTTTGTATAAGCCACCACATAATAATCAGTATGTGATTGATCAAGTGCTTGTATAAGTGTTTTTATTTGTTCGGTCTTACCAGTGCCTGCGGCACCAATAATCG